AAGTTTTGAAGTTCAGGATTCAAAATCAATTCCCGGTGCCGCTGGTATAACAGGGCGTGGGAAGCATTTGGAAAGAACCCTTTCAAATCCAACAGCAACACAGCACCTTCCCGGCCATAGCGCCGGTAATGCCATCCAAGCTGTTGTTTGATCCGCTTGAACTGCCAATGAAGGCCCTTTCCCCGCTGACTTGCCCCGTTGTCATAGATCATCGAAGGTGAATACAGCGGGATCAGAACTTCATTGCAAAGGGTTTTATGGATTTGTCGATCCGTAATGTGCGGGGCATCTATCGGGCGGATTTTGCCCCTTTCCCGAAGGGTGAAATGGGAACAGGCTTTGGGCTTCCAAGTCTGTTCCAACACCGTTCGCCGCCGTGTTGCCGTACCAGAAAACAGGTGGCCTTCAAAGTTTTGAACACTTTGCTTCCACCGCACCCCGTTACAGCACTTTTTCCCATAGAAGAACATCTTCCGATAGGAAAAAACTTTATTCATTGGCCCAAGGCTATCACACCGGGCCTGTTTCCGTTCCAACCGCTTTGCTTTGCGGCGCTGGAACCTTGCTTCATGCCGTTCTTGGCTTGTCATAATAAAAGTATTCGCCCCTCGTACAAATTCGTTGTAGGGTGCCATCTAAATTGCTTTGTCCTCACACATGAAATGGGCTAAGGCACAATCACCCACCATGCAAGAAGCGTCCGTGTAAGGGCATCAAAGGGCAGTTTTAGGGATTGAAACCCAAGGAAGTACAACTCCTTTTACATCGGTCGTCTTTCACCTGAAAAGCCGTTTGCCTTCTGTTACTACATTTGACCGTGTATATTTGCAAAATCCGGGCCGCACACCAGCACAGTAATTGGCATTGTTATTGTTGTTGTTGCCATCCGTGTTGACATTCTGGAAATTATTGTTGTTGTTGTAATTAGGGGAACGAAGCCACCACCACACCGCCAACAGGCTCATTATCAGTTGCACACCTAATGGGGAAATCATTTCTGTTTCGCTGTTACATTTTTGATTGCCCCTTTCAAAAGTTCGTTTTCTTTGTCGATCAGTTCACCCAAGTTTTGGGCCATCTTATCCAGCTTTTCCATTGCATCCTGTGACTTCACCGGGTTCCCCTTGGAAGTGGTAAAGGCCCCTTCCGGGTTCTGGTTCAGAATCAGGTAAACATGGGTCAAGCGAACATCCAGCGCCATCAGGGAAGCCCGTGCTTCAAGAAGATGGGCCTTCCTCATTTCAATGCGCTGGTTGTCCGAAGGAAAGATACTGTTGGCCTTCTCCGCATGGTCGATGATCTCACCGGCCAGCTTTGCCACCGGCTCCGCAATCAACCGGGAATACCGGGCTGAAAGACGGGTTAGGAAGTTCAGGGTTTCAACATAAATCTGATTGGCCGTATTGATGAACTCGGCCTTGCTTGTGGTTCTCTTTTGCTTCAGGACAGACATTTTCAGTTATACCCCTTTGGGTGAATTATCGACATTGATCGTTCCTTCCGCCTTTTCCACTTCTTCCAAGTGTTTCAGAAGAACAAATTCAATGTAATTGGTAATGGATCGGTGTTCACGGGTTGCAAGCGCCCCGATCTTGTCAAAGACTTCATCAGATAAGCGCAAGGTGAAAACACGCTTGTTTGTTGCCATACAATACCCCCTTCAAACAGGCTTATGGATATTGTATGGCTGATTTTGTCCGGTGTATG